ATCGCCATCACGGCGCTGCTGCACATCTGGAAGCATAATAACCTGCTGTCCATCGGCGTCGGCACGGTGCTTTACATGGTGCTGGTGCAAAATGTGTTCGTTTAATCCGTACGCAGGGGCGGATCGGTGTGTCCGCCCTTTTCTTAATAACGGTGCACAGGGTTTTACAATTTTTTCGATAACTTTGCAAAAAGCTGTTGACAATTCGCGCTTCGCATGCTATTATATATAAGTCGCTGAGACAGACGGCTTGACAAAACGCTGGTGTAGCTCAGTTGGTAGAGCAGCTGATTTGTAATCAGCAGGTCGGGGGTTCAAGTCCGTCCACCAGCTCCAATCAAGCTGGTAATCGAATATGGAAGGTTTCCCGAGTGGCCAAAGGGAACAGACTGTAAATCTGTCGTCTATGACTTCGGTGGTTCGAATCCACCACCTTCCACCAAAACAGAAGGACATTCCAAAAGGAATGTCCTTTTTCTGTTTTGGCGGAAGGTGGTTGTGGATTCGAAAGGTGGCTCTTAGAAACAGCCCAGTGGGCTGT